ATGAATGTTTACATCCTTTTCCCAAACATCATTGCCATTACATTGGTATACACGTTTACATAAGTTGTAGGTGGGCTCACTAATTTGTTCTACTGTTTTTGCTTTGTCGCTGCCTGTTACTAGATAAACATCATTAGCTAAACAAAACATATTAAAGAACGCTTTGAAATTTAAATCAATAATACCTCTGCTAGGTGTCAGTGTACCGTCCACATCAAATATAAATTTATTCATTATCTTACCTTTAGTTGTACCGGACAGTTTACATCGCCACAAACATATCCCATTACACCTTCCCAAACCATACCGCATTTACTACAAGTTGTTTTATGAGTATGCGTTGGTTGTTCAATATACCGCCAGCAGCCTTCGTTCTTAATAGTATTTAGATCGTTGCGTAGCAGAGTATTCTCCATTTGGAGTTCTCGAACTTTTTCTTCCAACGCCCAAATCTGCTCCTGGACCCATTCTAGTTCATGATGTTTTACACAATCGTCACTCATTTTTAGGTCCTTCGCAAAATGCTATTTCGTCTTGTGTAAATTCTGAAGTTACCGCATACCAATCCTGCTGACATTCTAGTGCAGTAGCATACTCTGCATAGCGTGTTACTTTAGGTTCGTCTAGTCCAATAACTGTGCTAATAATCAAAAGTGTCCACATTATGGATTCTCCTTAATCCAAACACATTCTGAAATGTCTTCAGGTGTGTCATACATACGCTTGCAAACTTCATAAGGGTGAACATAATTGCCTAGTGCATGTCCTAGGGCTAGTGCTAGTGCAATAGGAATACTATACTTGCTGGCTCGTCCAAAACCGTCCCAAAAACCTTCCCAAAATGCTTTACTCATTTGTTTTCGCTTTCTGCTACTCGCTTGCGCAAATCACTTGAGCTAAAACGGTGATCACGCTTGTTAAAATGTAAGTCTATATCGCGACGTCTACAAATATCTTTACCTGTAAAGTCCTTGTCACGATACTCCTCTCCTAATATTCTAACATGAATATTGTACATTGTCAAGATATCTTCTAAGTCTGCTTCTGTACCATACGGAATAATTTCATCAACATACTTAACTGCTTTTAGTTGAGTGTAACGCTCCACAACAGTTTGTATAGGAGCGTTCTTCTCTGCACGGTCAATGCTAGGATCTACTTGTAATCCGCAGATCAAATAGTCGCATTGTTCTTTTGCTTCACGCAACATTTGCACATGACCTGCATGTAACAAATCAAACGTACTACAAGTAAATCCTACCTTCATTATGTTTTCGCCTTAGGTTTTCTGTTTGTGTTAGCTGGTCTTTTATTTAGGTTTTGTTGTTTAGTTTCTAAAATTTCTCGAAAGCTAGCCAACTCGTCCATAAGATCGTCAACTAAATCAAGATCTGTTAGTTTGTCTGTATCTAACTCTATTTCTAATTTAATTTTCACTTTAGTCTCCAAAGTCAAACAAACTTGTAAATGTATTGTGACGCTTAGTATCTTCTAATGGATAGTTAAGCACACCAATCAAGTTGTCTAACTTATTATCAATAATTGTTTCTGCCATTGCTGCATCATCAAACGGAAGTTCTTTGAACCATTCTGGCATACGCAATTCGTCTGTTGGATACGCAACACTTGTGTATCCTAATGGATTCTGCTTGAGCTTACACACGATAACTTTCATACCGTCTACAATCTCTTGCGAGTATTTGTCACCGTTCATACGCTTGAGTGTATTCCAGTTAAGCGATGCACGAACGTGTCCGGGCATGTTTGCTTTGCCTTGCTTTTCTTCTAAGCGTCTGTAGTGTCCAACTTTGTTTGCACGTTTTGGAGATCCTTTCTCCCAACCCGGACGTTCACTAAACTCCTTACGGAATACAGTGATACGTTCAAGCACATCTTCTTGCGGTTTGCCTGTAAGTACCATAAGCAATAGTTCGCTCAAAAACTCTTGCATAAACACAGGAGTATCTGATCTACGCAAGTCTAAGCCCATAGCTTTTACTTTGCCAGGCTTACCGTCTACGTCTGTTCTAAAGCCTTCGATGTCAGTAACTAGTGCTGCATAACGCTTCTTGGTAATAAACAGTCCGCTTTCCGCAACAATTTCTCGACCTGCTGCAATAACATCTGATCGACTCTTTGGACAGTGAAACGCTTGTGCCATCATCTCTGGAAAAGTTGCATTTGCTGCTTCTGATACTTGATCATACAGTGTAATAACGTTTTCTTTAGTCCACGGAATGTTTCCAGCTTTAACTTCTTGTTTCAAAGTAGGCCATGCACTAAAGTACACAGAGTCGGTGTCACCGTAGATAACTGCTTCGCCTACGTGATCATATGTGCCTGTAATAACTTTGTTTACTTCTGCACTCATGTGCTTAACAATAGTACGTCCAGTTAGTGTGGTTGATTGTCCGATACGCTTATCAAAGAATCTACAACCAGGGTTAAGAATAGCACCATACAAACTGTTCAAGTTAATTTTCTTAACCAGCTGGCGTTTATCCCAGTATTCAATCTCAATAGCATTTCCTGCTTCTTTTGCTTTCTTTAGCATCTTCTGCAACTCTTTACGTTCACTGTACCAACGCTTTAGAATACCAGGGATAACACCTTCAAACTCTGTAGTAAAGATTGTTCCGTTAGCACTTAGCATCCACGGCATGTGGCTATCAAAGATTAGCTTGTAAATCTCTGCGCCACTTAGTACATCTGAACGTCCGTCTTCCCAGTCAATAGTAAGAGCAATGTCTTTACGCTGTTCCATAACTGCTTCGTATTCTTCTGTAGCAAAGCGTCCTTCCCAGCTACCAGCAAAGCTCTGTTTCTTTAGTCCCATGTCTTCTGTTACACGAGCATCACTAATCTCAGGACGGATCTGTCCTACTACAGTTTCTGGAGCCATGTTCAGCGCACGAATCACTGACGGATACAGTGAGTTCAAGTCCATTGAACCAATCCACTTGTGCAAGCCTTTTTTAGGAAACGCAACATACGCACCAGCTGCCTGTGTAGCTTCGTCATCTCGTCTTTGTCTATTAGGAACTTGCAAACCTCTGTGATGTGCTTCGTTAACAATAGCTTGTTCTGTAACAGCTACAGCGCCCATTGTAGTTTGTAGCAACACTGTGTTAGCGTGTGCTAGTTCGCTTGACAAGTCAATAAAACGTAGCTTCTTATCAATTTTATCTAGTAGTGCAACGTCTTGAATGTTGTATTCAATAAACTTTTCAAAATCATTATTGTACAACTGATCAAGTGTGCCTTCATAGACTGTTTTGTTTTCGCCTACTTCGATTTCACCAATAGCGTCTAGTCGATATGTATGACGTTCTTCATATGTGTATTTGCGATACAAGTTAAGATAATCCAAGTGTACACGACCAATTGTGTCATATGTTTCACTTAGCTTGCCAAACTTTTCATACTCGCGCCGTTTAGGCTTTTGACTCCAGAGGTTAAAACGTCTTGTGTCGTCACTACTCAGTACACGTTTAATACGATTAACAGTGTATGGAACATCGTATCCTTCACTGTTCCAACCGCTGTGAATATCTGCATCCTCAATAAGGTCTAAGAACATATTAAGCATTTGTCCTTCACCTTCTTTGTTGTTCGGAAACAGTACAACACTATCGCCCCAACGTGCTTTACACATTGCAGTTGCTTCTTCTAATGGCATTCCTTTGGGAGGCATTGCTACAGTAACCAGCATACTATCAAGCCACTGCAAACATACTGTGATAGCTGTAATGGGCATAAACGGATCTTCAACTGGAGCAAAGCCTCGCTCTGGATCAAAGTCCGTTTCAATATCCCAAAAAGCTACGTTTAGTTTAGGAGCATCTTGGTTAAGATAGTTTTCACTTAGACACTGGAAGATAGGATTAATATCACTTTCAAACAGTTCTTTGTCTCTGTTGATAGCAACTTCTTTGCGGAAGTCCTTTGTGTTCTTGCACACAATACGACTTAGTGGATCACCGTACACACTCTTGTACTTGCCCTTAGGGTCTTTGTAATAGAATGTATATTTTGCAGGGTACTCTGTATAAGTCCTTTTACCATCGCGTCGTTCTACGACACGGATAATATCTTGATCGCGATCAAACATCGCGTCTACGTATGGCATTTAATTCTCCTTGTTGCTTCTGGCCAACTTAACCGTCTTCATGTTCTCTAGAACGAGATTTGTAATAATTTACTAGTCCATAAATACTTAGTAGTATCCAAAACACTTCAATAATGATACTGGACAAGTTAGGCTTAAAGTATAGATTAATCATTAGTAGCATTGCAACTACTAAATTATTAAAACTATACCAAAAGCCTTTAGAGTCAATCTTATCAAACTGCAACATAGCAAACGTGCTTATTAATAATAAGACTCCTAAGTTGCCTACAAAATCACTCCACCCGTAATCATACGCCATTCTAACCTGCCATGAAATGGTTGTAGATTCCGTAGAGATCTACAAACAGAAACACAAAATTTTGAACAAACATCGGCTTATCTTTTAAGTAAAAGAACAGCGAACTGAGTAGTACGTGGGCTATTGCAAAAACAACAAAGCCCCACTTACTATATTCAAAATTACTAGAAAGTAAGATGGCAGCAATAAAAAAGAGTACTGTGCCAATCCACTTCATGGTTTCTTGTGACTTTATCACTTATCGTATCCTAGGGTAGTAATCAATGTTTCGAGATCGTCAAACGCATCGTAATGCTTTTCCCAGTCACGTTTCTGTGCAACTTTAATTGCTTTGTTGATAAGAGCAGGCTTAATATCAAGTTCTTCTGCTACTGCTTTGACTGTATCTTTAAGACCTGCATTAAGGTCTTCAATTTCTTGCAATACTGTTACGCCCTCTTTTACTAGTCGCTCAAGTTTTGCTTTTTCTTCTGCACCATAGGTACGGTCGCTCATAGGTCACACTCCTGTTTTATTAGTTATGTAACTATTATATAATAGATTTAGAAGGAAGTCAACCTAAAATGGTTAGTCTTGATCATTAACAACACGCTCTATAGCATCGTTAATCAGTAGCAACATATTCATCATTAATCCAAGAGCTTCATTATGTTTGATAGGATCGGTGCCGTTTTCGCCGTCTTGTTCAGACACAAATTTAAATGCATTAATAATATTCTGCTTAGAAGTTTGGCCACCGGTGGTAGTATTGAGCCAAGTCATAATTTTTACAGCAAGTTCTTTGCCCTGCTCAGAATTAGGATCTATATTGAATGTATGTCTAATGTGCTGTTCCATACCTTCTTGCCATAACTCTTTTAATGCAGCAGGACTATATTCCCATGTAGAAGTATCAGTACCGTATATATGCCAGTTGCCTGTAACATTCAAATCTAATTCTGCCATACGTTCAGGAGAAATTCTTGAGCCTGCTCCTGAACCGCCTTTTACATATTCGGTTATTTCTGATTCAACTATATCGTATACATTCATTTGATTATCCCTTTGGCGTGCCGTCTGGATTATGAGTAGCTGCCCATCTTCGATCCCAAAGCGTAGTATTATCCGGACTTCCGCTCTGTAGTTGTTGAGGTGTCGGAGCAGCTGGTCTAGCAGGTACTTTGCCACCTTCTATTACTTTGCCAGTGGCTGGATCTAGATAACCGTCATACAATGCATCCCATGCATTTGCTGCATATCCCTGATCTTGATTTTGATCAGGGCGTGGTTCGCCGTCTTGTACTGGTGCAGCGGCTTGATTATTTGGAACAGCAACATTATCTGCAGAACGATTACCTGCATTATCAGTTGATGCTATTGCGTTAGTTTTAGTCCATTGGTTTACTTTATTGATTCTGTCCTGGAAAGTTTTTGGCATGCCAGCCATATAATCTGCTTCAGTATTCCCTGCAACATATTTTGTCTTATGTTTGTTGTACAATTCTAATGCACGAGCTTGTTCTTGTTCACTAACTGCTTCTAATAAACTGCTTTCTACAAGGCTAATTAACGAACGAAAATCTATAGAATTATTTTGTAATGTTCGAGTGGCGCCTTGATTAAACTGATCATAAGGCGTTGTATAGCTAATGTTAGCATCATCTTCCCTACGTTCGCCGTTAGCAGATTCCGTGTACAATGCACCCTTATCAATTAATGCTATTAATTCATTAGTGTCATTGTAAAATTCTCTAATACCTGGAATAGTTTCAGCTTTAACAATTGCGTTAATAGTTTCTGGACCTGCATCTCCATCAGCAGTTGCACCCATCATTGTTTGGAAGCCTTCTACTGCTCGTCTAGTTGCCGGGCCGTATTTGCCGTCAACGTCTAATTCCCAACCAAGTGCAGTTAGACGCTGTTGTAGATCTTTAATAGCTGCTACTTCGTCTGGATCGTTTGCAAGGCCGCCTTTGCCAGAGTCTGCAAATTTCGCTAGTGCATTATCTGTGTTGCCGCTTGCTGGTTCTGATGTTGCTGCTGGCTCTGTTGTTGTTGTTTGTGCTGCTGGTTCTGTTGTTGTTTGTGCTGCTGGAGTTTCGATAGCTTTAGCTGCATCAACTGCCGCTTGTACTGCTGTTTTAGTTTCTTCATCATCATAACTAGCAGGATCTAATGATTGTACTTTAGCAAGTAATTCTTGGAACTCAGCTTCTTCAGCAGGGCTAAGTGCTTCAGTTAATAAACGTGCTAGAGCAGATTCATAAACAACGCCATCACTTACAGTTACCTTCTTGCGTTTAGCCAGTAGTTCCATAAAACGAGCAACTTCTCTACGAACATTTCTGCGACCTGATGCCATTGTTTGTGTGTTACGAACTGCATTAGCTTCATCGTTATTAGCATCGCCAAATTCCATACCTAAGAAATTAGTAACGCCTAATTTCTCAGCAGCTCTAGCTGACAAATAACCTTTTTGTGCAAGCTCTTCTGCTGCTGCTCTACTACCATTAGCATACGATCTATAACGTCCTGCGTCATCTTTTTCTACATCAACAAAGCTCGAGCCAGTATTAGAGTATAGCCCCGGCAATTCTAATTTTTCTGCAACAGCACCGATAAATTGTCTACTAATATACGACGAATTTACAAACATACCGGTTTCACCGGCGTCTTCTAACTCGGATACTAAATCCTTTCGTGCTGCATAAATTTCTTCAACTGTTGGCTCGTCACCTAGTTGCGTTAGATATTTTTCAATACCTGCATCTACTGCTCGACCATGTGGTCCATATTTGCCCTCATTCAGTGTCGTGTCTACTGATTCAATAAGTTTGCGCATGTTAGCCATTGTTGTTTTTCTCCATATGATCTTGTAGTTGTCTTTTTAGCATAGCTGTTATTGATTCTTTTGGTGCAGGTTCTGCACTAACTTCTGGTTCTTCTTCCTGAGAAGGTTCATTAACAGCATCTTGTTTGTTTGCTAGTTTCATTATGTTATCTAACATAGTAGCTAGTCTAGGTTCTTCTAACATACGCTCTAACATTTTAGCATACGGTGCAAATGCATCACGTTGTTGCTGGGTCATAACTTCCCCAGCCATTGCTTTGCGTATAGCGTTTTGTACCATTACTATTGAATCTTCAGAACCTACATCTTTCTTTGTTCTTGAAATACCTGGAACTAACGATTTTAAAACTGCGTCTTCTTCAGGAGCTTCTGTAACTACAGTTCTTTTAGGGCTAGCAACACCGGCTAATGCAGCAAGACTGCTGAGATCCAAATCTAAAGGTAAACTGCCCGGAGCAACTTGGGCACTTTCGTTAACATAGTCTTTAGTAACAGGAACATTGCCGAGTGGTTTACCAGCGGCAGCTAATAGAGCATTTCTATCTGCCTCAGGATCAGAAGGAATAAGGTCCTTCATTAAATTACTCATTGCGTAGAAGTCCATTACTTGCCGCCACTTTCTGCAGATTTAAATGCAGCAATTGCCATTTCTTTACGTTTTTCTTTTGACTTGCCTTGAAACTGTGGAGCGTTTGATACTTCAAAGTCTTTAATCCAGGCTTCAACACCGTCGGCAACTGTTAGCTTCTCTGCTAGTTTTGTTTCTAAAACTTTGCCTAACTTTGACTTGTAATCAACTGTTGATTCTTTTTTATCTGCTTTTGCTGCATGTACTGCTTTGCGTTGCGCATCTGATTTATATTTGCCTTCTGCCATACCTTCTTGAAACTTAGTTTCGTAGTCCATGGCATGATATACTGAACCAATATAATCTGCTGCTTTGGTTATTTTTGACTGCTGCCAGCCTTCAATGCCTTCTGCTTCACTAACACCTTTAAGCATTTCGTGTAGTTTGATTGCATATTTTGCAATTTTGTACAATTCGGCACGGGCCATTTGCACTTCATGGTCACGCTCTACTGCATGAGCCATATCGCCTAAGTGGCCTTCATTTACTTTTTTAGTCATTCGGTTGCTCCTAAATACTTTAAAGTATTTATCATTGATAGAAGTTAACTGGTACGTTTTACTACTTTAGGCTTACTGCCCATAAAGGTATCGTTTGTGTCTAATGCATTTACAACGGTACCGTCTGCATTTTTACGCTGTGGCGCTTGTGGAACACCATTTTTATCACGTTTAATTTTAGCTTTTGCTTGAATAGGATTAGCAACAGTTGCTATATTTCCTGAAACAGTAGCGCCTGCTGTTGCATCTTCTTTTATTATGTCTGACATTTTCATAATCTTATTCCTTATCCGTGTTCGTATCTTGCTGCTGTTGGAGGAGTATAGTTTTTGCGTTCTTGGTAACTCCTCCAATAGTCATTACGTTCGTTAGTACTAGCTCTACGTGCTTCGTGTTCTTTATACTTTGCTATGTAGTGTTCTAGTTCTAGTTGAGTCATTTTTTCTTCTTACCTGATTTCATATTTGCACACCAGTGATACATTTTAGCTCTTTCGCCGCTTGCTTTTTTTGCCTTTTTACGTAGGCTTGTTACGCTTCCTTTACAACTTGCACCTGAACGCTTTACACGTCCTGGTCTGCTTTTACCTTTTTTTTTACCGTCTGCAAAGTTTTCTTCTAAATCTGGATTATCTTCTAAGGCGTCCCAATGATCGTCATGACGTGGTACAGGTTTAGGATTAGTTAGTTTGAAAAATGCTGTATTGCGGTCCCGTGTAGTACTTTGTTCTAACTTCCAACCTAGTTGATCAGCAAGTTTTTTAGCAAATCTAGCGTATAGTTTTGCTCTGCCGTCACTAGCATGTTCATCTTTGTTCGCACCAAAGTCAAAACTCTCTACGTGTTCAATGCCTACAGTATTGATCCACTTTTTCATCATAGCAACTACAGTAGCAAATACTCTAAACTCATCACCTGCATCTGTTTTGCCCATGCTCTTTCCAACTGCAAAGTCAATACCAAAGTCGTCATAGTCTATAGCTTCAAAGTCCATTCTTAATACACCGTTTGGTGTTTCTGCTGTTGCTGCAAAATTGTGAGACGAGTCTGGACCTTGTAGATTAAACGGATACGGGTTGTCTAATGACTCGTTAGTCATTTCACCGTGTATTTCGGGATGCGTAGCAGTGCCGCCAATGTCTTTTATTTTAAGACCTAATTTTGCTGCTATCTTTAAAAATGCTTGTTTTTCTTCTTCGCTTTGAAAACTAATAACTGTGTCACTGTCGCTTTGTCCGAACTCACTAGGATCAGCTTTGTTAAGTGTAGGAAAGTGTTGTCCTAATTTATACCAGTCTAGATCTCCAGGAGTGTCAATAACAAGTGTATTAGCAGGCATAGATAGTTTATCATCGTGACCTACATGGTTATTATATGAAGCTTCGAGTATAGTAAAAATGTCTCCACTTTTTTTAGTCTTCGGAGTTAAATCCTCTAAACTGTGTCCACCTTCTATAATAGCCCATTCCATATCTGTAAACTTGTTTTCGGTTTGTAGTACATCTTGTGCAGTTCTAATAGCCCTTGCACCTTGCGGATGGTTAGGATTAATACTCACAACTTCACCATTCATAAGTTCGCTTATATTTGCTGCTCTGCCTACACGATCTAATACCTGATGCAACTTATCTTTAGGGTCGTAGCCGTTTGATTCGTAACCTTTTTTGCCACGCACTTCTATACGTTGACTGTCTTCGGTATCTGTAATATGTAAAATATCAATATGTTTGTCACGTTCTAAACGTAACTTTATACCTTCAGTAAGGCCAAGATTAAATAATGTGTTGGGATTGTTTTTTGATTTTTTAGATATAACAGGAGGACGCCCATCCTTGTCTACTTTGAAGCCAAACTTTGCTGCTTCAATGCTTGTTTGGTTTGGCCCTACGTCTGGAGTAGTATTAACGCCTTTTACAATGCGTCCAACAC